TGTTGTTGTAAACTTGGCCGTAGTAAAACAGAAATGTTGGATTCAGTCCTGTGTTGTTCGGCTGAACGTAGCCGCTGTGTAGCGCCAACCGATAACCCAGCTGCAAGCTGCGCGGATTGCCATTCCCTTCGGTGTCGAAGCCACGCCCCGCAATTAGGTTCGTCGTGTACTGTGCAGGAATTAGCGTCTTAGCCTTGAGGTCGACAACTTGATCGCCACTACGATTGTAGTTGCCACTGTCGTAGATGCGCGATCCGTACCCCTCCTTGAACTCGCTCTGGTACAGCTTGCCGAGCGCGTCGCCGCCATCGGCATACTTGAAGACATAGCGTTTCTTGCTGCTCGGATCGCCCATAAGAACGGTCATCTCCGCGTTTTCGTCAGACTTTTGCGACCAGTCCAGCCGCGTAGTGTTGTAAAAGCTTGTGAACGGCTCAATGTAGATGAGCTTGGGATCAAGTGGCGACTGATAGAAGTACAGGTTGAACATCTTTTGCAGGTCTTGCAAGAAATCAATCTGCCTCACATCCATCGGCAACCCCTTCTGCATGCTGATCGTGTTGAACCGCCCCATCGTTGTGCCTCTGATGGTCAGCCTTCGATTGGTAATGGTCGCTCCGCCTGTCATCGTTGCAAGGCGTGTGCAGACGATGTAGAAGCTCTGCTGTGGTTGCAGATAGATGGTCGTGCGCCAGTTGTGCTGCATTTGGCCAAACAACGAACGCTGCGCGGTATAAACAGGGCCAGTTGGATTTATGTATTTAATTTCATAGCGCAACACGTTTGCAACGCTCGGCGTACCTGAAGCAATCGCGTCAAAATTCAACTCAATGCCATGCGCAACCGTGTCATCATTGCGGAAGTAGGTGTCAGCACTTACAACGATTCCGCTGGACAAAGTAAAAGGCGCGGTGTTGTTAGTTGGGAAGGTGACGTTTGTGCCGCCCGTCGCAACTGTTAGCGTCGTACTCCCGCTCACGTTGCCGCTGATGTCGCTGTTTGCGGTTAGCACCCAGTCATTCGCCCAAGGCACGACCAGCTTTGAAAAGACGTTGCCGCTGGTGCTGAAGAAGTTCGATTCGTACCGGTAGCCGTGCTGCGCGAAGATTTTATCGACGAGCATCTTGGCGAAGTAGCACGGCCGCCACTGATAGATCGGCACAAGGTTAGGCGCGATGTAGCCGTATAAGTTCAAAATAGGCGCAAGCGTGCCGGTAGGCACAGTGCCATTGACGTCGGCGTTGCCCTCCGCGTCGATGTAAGCATAGCAATAGCCACTCGTCGTGCTGTTGGCATCACCCGCGACGATCACGTCAAGGTTGTTGAACTCATGGTCGTAGGTGTCAACTCCTGCCGTTGACGCAAGCAGCGTTTCACCCATGACGCTGAACAGGCTGACGCTCTCGCCGTAGATGCTGATTTCGTAGGTTGCCACGCCCCGCGTGACCCTCATCGCCATCAGCTGCATTGATCCGCTGAAGACTTGCACGCCATCACTCCACACCGCGCAGGTGATGCGCTTGTTTGGCGTGAACCCACCGACGAAACTCTGCACGTTGTAGGCGTGTCTGAAGGCGTTGTCGTTGCGCGGAGTGCTTGGCAGCGTGATCGTCTTGGAGTACGTTCCGCTGCGTCGCGTGATGTCCTGCGCATCCTGTATCGTGTACGTCAACTCGATGTCGAAGTCCTCCATCAGATCGAGGTCGACACCTGATGCCAGCTTGTTATCGGCGTCCGGGTAGCATACAAACTTTATGTTCATAGCGCGGTGTTTTCGTAGCCAACTTGAACGTCAACGCTGATCTGCTGCAATTTATCAACCACGCGCTTGCGTACGTTGTAGGTGTTGGTCTGCACCACGACCGGCACTAGCTGCGTGCCAAGTTGAATCCAGCACTCCGAAGCGTAGATCATCTCTTGCAGCCATGTGAACTCCGCATCGGTGAGCCAGTCGCTGTTCAGCGTGTAGGTGTCGCGGTACGTCACCGACCACTGCTTATCATACACGTCATCGCCGTAGACGCTGGCGTTGTAGCCGTAGGTCTTGCGGTCAACATCGACGCGCTGCCTGTTCATCCGTGTAAACGTGTAGCCGTCAACACCGCCGTACATGTTTCGGAAGAAAACACGCAGGTCGTTGTAACGCTGGCAGTTGTCGATCGTGATCGTGTATGTTGGGGTGCGGTCTTTGTCATCAGCGGCGTCATCCAAAATAAGGCGCACCGTATAGCTTGCGCCTACCAACGGAAATAGCACTGATCCGTCGTCGCTATCGCTGGTCTGCCCTGCCGTCAGGTTGTACAAGCCAAGCGCGCCCATGTTGAAGTAATTGCTGATGTTGCTGCTGCCCGTTACAGTGAAAACACGCGCACTTGCCCCGCTTGTGTCGTTGTATTGAATCTCCGCAACTGGCGTACTGCCTGCCTTGATTAGGAATCCAAGAAAGTCATGATCAGCACTTGCCAACGTATACGATGTAGGTCTGTTGCTCACGGTGACCGTAGCACCCGCTATCGTGTTAGCCTGATACCCACTCGGCGAATAGGCCGCGTAGTCCTGTTGACGAAACGCCGCCTGCCACGCGATCAGCGACGCTGATGCTGTGCCGCCTGTCGCCACCGTCGGAGGCGTGCCGAACTCCTCGCGGAAGGTCAGGTTCGTGTTGACAGCGTAGCCGCCATCCTGCCAGCCGCTCGTCAGCTGTGGTATCTTCGGCGCAATCAGCGTCTCAACGACCTTGCTAACTCCAAAGAAGCCGTTGTTCGTCGTGGGAAGCTTGTCGCACTTCAAGCGCGCAGATGATAGCGACCCCGACACGTCGCAGACGTAGCGAAAGTTGGCGGAAGCGGTGTTGTTGCTACTGACCACCACCACGTCGCTATTGCCGACAGGAAGCAGCGATGGAAGCGCTGATATTATAGTTATGCTCATACGTTAATTGAAATTGATATCTCCTTGCCGACCACCTGCGCGATGCTGCTCACCAGTTCGTCCATCTTCGCCTCGCTTAGTACCGGGTTGAGGAATGGCCGCCCTTTGATGCCTCGGCGCTTGATTGACTTGGCGATGTTGTATGCCGCCGCGTCGATTTCGTCGGCAGGGATGCCGAGTGCTTTGTCTATCGCCCACTTGCGTATCGCTGCAACGTGCGATAGACTTGGGTAGATGCTGCGAAAGCTGAACGGCGCGCCCCTGTTGACGCGCACCCCATTGACGCCGTATTCGACGAACTTCCAGTAGCTGGCCATCTCCATCGCAACCTGTGCGACTTTCTGCTCTACCGGCAACTCCGCGAAGCCTACCGATTGGCGGAGGTTGAGTGTAGCCTTGGCGTCAACGCGCTCAATGCCTTCAACCGTCAGCTTGATTACATCCTGCATCCACCGAATTAGCGCCGCGTTCACGTCAGGAGATCGCGACAGGCTAAACTCCTTAGTCACGTCAGCGCCAACGCCCAGTACGTCGCCTTCTAACTTTGTGGTAAATTTCATGCAGGTAAATATCGCAGCGCGAAAATCTATGCACTACGGCATAGCCTTCATCAGCAGCAGCGCGTTCATGAACTCCCTTGCCGGCATGTTGAAGACCTCATCCATGCGCAGAGGATCTTTGCCTGCCATACGATAGACCACGCCCACCCAGCCGTAGTTCGGCTTTTTTACACCTTGGCCGTTGTCGTCGTCGTCCCCTGATCCGTCAAAGACCTCCGCATAATCGTCAACAAAGGCTCGGAAAGTTGCAAAAAAAAAGCGGCATATCCCCAAACGTCACCCATCTTCATCTGCAACATCACCTCTGCGCGCTGCTTGTGACCCTTGCCGTCATACGCCTTCGGCCACCACTTCCACACCTTGCATTCCCTTGATAGCGTAGCCAGTATCAGGTGCAAGTTGTCAATAACACCCTGCTCGCTCGTCATGTCGTAGGAATACAGCTCGACCAACTGCCCTGCACTTATTTCGTCGATGAACCACTCAAAGCGATACCACTTGCGACCGATCCGTGCGAATCGCTTAGCTGCCAGCGTTGGCAGTGCCTTGCTCGCCGCGTTAATCTCGCCGTAGCGTTTGTTGACCTCCGCAATCGTCATCTTCTTAACCTGTTCGATTGGGATGCCGTCAAGAACGGCGATGACGCCGATCTTCTTGTCGCTGGTCGTGTAGATGCTGTTGGCCTCAATAGACACAATACGCTGGAACTGGTCGACGGTGATTTTGTTGAGGATGCTCATCCTTTTATGGCTTTAAGGTAAAGTGCATAAAGTTGGCCGCATACCGTTTCAGAGCGATAGTTAGCAATGTCTGCAGGTACTGTTAGCATCTCGCGCTTGGTCACTGCACCTTCCGCGTTAAAGTGATAACTCATGACACCCTTGCCACACATCCACGCCTCTATCGTCGTTCTGCCGATATGCAAACCACATGCAAAATGGCATCCCTTAA